ATGCTGAAAATGTAGTAAAAAAGAAGACTGTAATTCCAGGCCAAGTTGATTATGAATGGGTAAAAGATAAGGTTGAAAATTGGTGTGAGAGAATTCAAGAAGTTGATTTTGATGAGGGGCAAGGAGATTTTGAGTGGGAAGGTAGTTGTTATAGACCAAACGACTTGTTCAGAATTAAGGTTCTCGGTCTTTTCCCCAAGGCAACGGAAGATACGCTTATACCATTGCATTGGCTTGAATTGGCTCACGAAAGGTGGGCAAAATTGCAGAAAGAGAAGTTTGTTTCAAGAAAACATCCGCTCGTTGGTGTGGATGTCGCTGGTATGGGACGTGACAGCAGTTGCTTTGTGCCTAGATATGGCAATTACGTGCCAGAGATAAAGATACACCAATCAGGAGGTAAGGCAGACCACATGAAAGTGGCTGGCGAAGCCGTACAATGGCTACATGATGGAAAGGCAAAGGTTTTCATTGACACAATAGGTGAAGGTGCTGGGGTTTTTGCTCGCCTTGAAGAGCTGGGATATACTAATGCCTACTCGTGTAAGTTCTCTGAGGGCACTAAGGGATTACACGACATCACTGGGCAATATGAATTTGCCAATATGCGCGCTTATTGTTATTGGGCTGTAAGGGACTGGCTGAACCCCAAGAATGGGTTTAACCCCGCCTTGCCACCATGCGAAGAACTGGATGCGGAGCTGACCGAGGTGCATTGGTTTTTCCAAAGTAGTGGTAAGATCATCATTGAACCGAAAGAAGACATCAAGTCAAGGCTCGGCCGTAGTCCTGACATCGGCGATGCCTTGGCCTCCACGTTCTACCCAAATGCCAAAGATTATGTAGATGATGCTTGGTTGTTACAAAACATTTTGTAATTTTGTGGCGAAATCTCAGTTTTTCTGATGATTTCATTGCTCTTAGTGTGTTCGTCCGTGATGGATAGGCACACTATTTTTATGTTTTTTTATCAAGGTTAAATAATGTTTAACGTCTTGATATACAGATAGTTATATTTGGTAAATACAAATAAAATGACTATCTTTGCAATAAAAATAAATAAAAACAAAAGAGCAATGAAATCAATAACAATTTATTTAAATTCGGATGTAGCAAACATTGCTGCTAATGTTCCAAGCTACAAATGGTCAAAGCTTAACCAGCTTGCAAGAAAAGAAACAGTAGAGATTGTATTTTTTTTAAATTACTGCCGAGTAATTGGTAAACAAAATAGAAAAATAAAAGTTCCTAAGAAAATAACTTGTTCGTCAGAGGAATTGTTAATGTGGATTGAAACCAAAATAATGACAGCATGGAAATGAAAACTATAACAAGAAATGATTTGTTTGCGTACGGAAAGCAGGTTGAAGGTAAGAAAGTCAATTAATTTCTACATTTACCTAAGCAAAAAAGATGAGTAAGAAAGAACTTTGTGTATATAATAGGACTGTTCAGACTAAGAGTTAGGCCTATTGATGGTACACTTGATTATGTTAACTGCTGGCTAAAAGGTTCTACAAAATAAAGAGATTTTACATACTTTTAAACATGAGTTTATACAAAAAGACTGACAGGGTAAGGGCTTTGTTGAAAGCAGGGTATTTCAAAGACGCCCTTACAATATTAAAGACATTTAGGTTTGGTTTCAATAAGGAGGAGAAGAGAAGTATTCAGATAGCTCATGAAACCTTGTCAGGGCATGGTGATTTCTATCGACAACTTGGGATAAATGTTGACGAAATAATTGAAGACACAAAAAAAATGCTCATTGACAAATATTTATGATTTAATTGTTATTAAATTCAAGTGCGTTTGTCTGTGAAGATAGGCGCACCTTTTTCTAAAAAGAAAAACATAAAAGTATTTGATAAACAAATATCTTTTACTATATTTGTAGATGTAATTACAAAGGTATTTGTTATGATAGATTTCACTTCCATAGACTTCGATAGCCCGCACGTTTCGAAAACTATAAATCAGCTGAAAACCAAATCGGTGTCAGTTCCTACTTGGGAAAAATTGATCGTCGACTATGATCCCAAAAAACATGCCATATTGACCGACACGGATGTGTTGAAGGATAAGGTAAGGTCTGACGGACAGCTAGACAAGTCCGCGCGAATAATTGTTGGACTTGAAGAGCTCCATGTGAAGAGGTTGTCCGAGTTTACCTTTTCCATCCCGGTGAAGAGGGTGTATGGCAATTTGGAAGATAATGAGACACGCAAGGCCATCAGTAGGGCGATAGAAGCAGTATATAAGAATGCACGCATTGACAGTGAGAACCTTAAACGCGCGGTGGCTTTCTATGCTTCATGTGAGATATTCACCGTATGGTACGCAGTGAAGAAGAAAAACAAACTCTATGGATTTGATAGTGAGTATAAGCTCAAATGCAAGACTTTCTCACCAATGAGCGGAGTCCGCTTGTATCCGCTGTTCAACGAGATGGATGACATGCTGGCGATGTCTTTCGAGTACACCAAGAAAGTGCAGGATAAGGACGTGACTTTCTTTGAAACCTATACATCGGACAAACACTATATTTGGAAACAAGGACTGGATGCAGGAAAATGGTTACCAGTATTGACACAGGAAACGGAAGATGGAGAAACTGCAAATGGTGAGGAGATTATCCTGATGAAGATACCTGGCGTGTATGCCTGGCGGTCGAAACCTGTCTATGACGGCCTTTCACCCATCCGTGCGGAGATTGAATACTCATTGTCTCGAAATTCCAACGTAATAGCCTACAACTCAGCTCCGCTATTGAAAGTTGTAGGGGCTTCCAAGGGGAAGGAAGACAAAGGGGAGAGCTATCGTGTTGTTCATTGTGACCAAGGTGGTGATGTTGCCTATGTTTCTTGGTCGCAGTCTATAGAGGCCTTGAAGTATCATGTTGAAACGATGGAGAAGATGTACTGGATGCAGGCACAGATTCCAGATATTTCCTTTGAGAACATGAAGGGACTTGGAAATATCGGTTACGATGCGCGCCAAACTTTGTTAACCGATGCCCACTTGAAAGTTGGCGATGAGGCTGGAGCTTGGATTGAGTTCCTTGAGCGTGAGTGCAATGTCATAAAGGCTTTCCTTTCAATAATGAACAGCAAGTTTTCCAGTGAGATCGACAATGTTGATGTCGAACATATTATCACTCCATATGTACAAAACGACGAATTAGCCGAGATTAACAAGCGCATGAAAGCCAATGGTAACAAGCCAATAGAAAGCCAACTTGAGTCAATCCAAAAGTATGGCGAGAGTTCCGATGCTGCTGCAACGTTAAAACAGATACAAGAGGAAGGTGCTGTTGAAGCGATGCAGACGCGCTCTGCATTTATTTTAGAAAATCAAGTGTTATGACAATAGAAGAATTAATGACAGAGAAACTCCGCATGGAGCAAAAAATATCCGATGCTATCAAGGAGTTTGAGGGCGCCACTTCCTTGAAAGTGGAAAATGTGTCCGTAGTTCGCTGCACCATCAGTAGCGAACTTGGTTTTGAAAGGGATTACAAATATAACGTTAAGGCAAAAATAGACTTATGAAAGATAGGATAGCACATCTACTGGTAAGGTTGGCAGAAAGGTTATGTCCGACATTTGAGTTGAAACCCACTTATGAGGCAAAGGAGATAGCCATCGCAGTTGCCATCACCAAGAAGAACATTCGCCAATATCGAAGTTCTTATGGTGGCAAATGCTCTTACCGCAAAGGCGTTTCAGATACGGAAAAGATACAGAGGGGCAACAACCACAGCCACATCTTTGAGGCAATTGAACGAAACGGGCTTATCGTTGATAATGTCTATGTGAAAGATGGAGAAAGGATTGTCGAATCTCGCTTAAAAGTTTATGTTCGCAAGAAAGAAGTGTAACAAACAAGCGAATGCCTTTCATTGCAGGGAATGTGAATTTTGCGAAACAGAAACGAAGTTCGAGACCCTTAGCCTAAAAGGAGAGCCGACACTTGGGCGGTGTCCACACTACAAAGGAAAGAAATTTTGTGTATTACTCAGACAAAAAGCATGTAATAAGTTCAAGTTAAAGCATGGGTAAACCAAGGCTGCCAAGCCAAAAAAAAGCATATAAGGAACTTAGTAAACGGCTTGCCGGATACATGGTCCAGGTTAGGAACATTTACGATAGAATCAATGAAAGGGTCGCATCCGCCATTGAATCTGTCGGGTATGATGGGATTGGCGAGTTTAGTTTTTCCGACTACCCTGAGTTAAGCAACAGCTTACAGGCAATTCAGAGACAGTTTGTTGGAGAGATGAGATCTCTCATCTACTCTGGTACAACCGCAGAATGGAAGAACAGCAACGTATTTCAGGACCTTGTCGCTAATAAGGTCCTGAAATACTATCATGCACAAGTAGCTGGCGAGAGTTTCAAGCATTATTTTCAGAATAATAGTGACCAGCTTAGGGCTTTTCAGGCAAGAAAAGAAAGGGGACTAAACTTATCGGCGAAGTTATGGAAACAATCTGAGGTCTATAAGGAGTCTATCGAGGCCACCATTTCTACGGCTATGGAGAAAGGCATGAGTGCCATCACCTTGTCAAAACGTCTAAGCAAATATCTACACGATTGGCCATCACTACAAGCAGATTATCAGGAGAAGTATGGCAAAGCTACAAGGTGTTATGATTGTGAATATCGCTCTATACGCCTTGCAAGAAATGAGATAAACATTGCTTATAGGGCAGCCGAGCAAGAACGTTGGCGTAAGCTTGATTTCATTCTTGGATATAAGATAAAGTTGTCCAGCTCTCATCCGAGATATGATATTTGCGATGAATTAGTGGGTGATTATCCTAAGGACTTTAAGTTTGTCGGTTGGCATCCGAACTGCCTTTGCTATACTGTCCCAATCGTTATGAGCGAAGAAGAATATTGGGCAGATGACGTGAATAACAGTCCAAATCTTATAACTGCACCACCAGAGGGTTTTGGCAAGTGGATAGACAAGGCGGAAAATTTAGAACGTATAGGTAAGGCGAATGAAAGAGGGACGCTTCCATATTGGCTAAGAGATAATGAGAAAATCCGAGATTGTTCTTTATTGATGTCAAAAGCAAGGAAGGTAGGTGGCGCAATACAAAATCAAGCAGAAACGGCAGCAAAGAAATATGGTGGAGTCGTAACTCCTATTAATTACAAAGGTTTTTCTTCAATGTATCGTAAACTGGGGTCTGAAAAGGGCATGCTTGTGTCTGATATAAAAGATAGCGTAAGAAACACCATTATTGTTGAGAAAGGAGATATAGGCAAGGTTGTGAAAGAATTGCAATCTCTCCCTACTTTCAGCAGATATAAGCAGCAGGCTCCAGAGGATTTCTGCGGATATAGTGGTAATATTATAAATTTGAAAATGCCAAATGGTATTCAAGCCGAGATACAGGTGAATACGCCTAAAATGATTTATGCAAAGGAAACAGAAGCGAATGCTCGTAAGATATTGGGAGATAAAGTTTGGGAACAAATCGCAAAGGAGACTGGGACGCAGGGAGGTTTAGGGCATAAGTATTACGAAGATATAAAGATTTTAGATGAAGTAAAAGATAGAGCAAAGATTGCAGAATTAACAAAACTTTCCAAGTCATACTACGCACATTTTAGATAAAACTTTTGGTTATCTCGTAAAATTTAGATACCTTTACACGGTAAAATTAAATCACTATGGATTTAGTAAATTTGTGCAGTAAGCTCAAAAAAGGACCCGTTTACCTCAAGGATGACTACGAAGATATAGTGTTAAGAATGGAATTTATTGATAATTCCACACATTGTTTTATCAAGCGTAGAGGTCGCAAAGAGGTAGAGGTCGATTCAAAAGAAAAAAATATCTTTGAGTCTAAAATGAATGGCAATGAAATTAGTAAAGAAGGATATGATAAATTTAAATGAACTTCGAGAAAAGGCTACACAGATAGCTATTGAAGCGCATAAAGGACAAGTCGATAAAGGTGGGTATAGCTATATTTTGCACCCATTAAAAGTTGAGGCTAAGTGTAATAGCCCCGAGGAAAAGATTGTCGCTTTACTGCATGACACTGTTGAGGATGGGGCTATTACGGCTGAATATTTACTCATGCGAGGATTTTCACAAAATATCGTTGATGCAGTCCTTGCTGTTTCTCGCAGAGCTAGAGAAGATTATTTTGACTTCATTCA